GATTCAGCAGTGACGACGAACTTAGTTTTGCTTTAATTACAAAAACAATTTTCCAAAGAGATGTGTCCACTCCAAGTGGGGATTCTACATATAAACCATTGGTTGGTGATGTTATAAGAACATTGTGAAACAATAAAATTTATGAGATTGCTGAGGTTGGAAGTGAACAACAAATATTCCAGGGCAAAAAACTGATATGAGAATTTATATTGAAACCATATAGAAGTGCAGAAGAAAGCCAAAGTGAAAATGATATGTTATTTGATACACCAGATGAAGATGATTTTCCATTAATTAACACAACAACCACAACAGAAGTTTTGTCTGCTGGTTCAGATAATGAAAACATAGATACAGAAAAAGAAGACATAACAGATAGCAGTATATATGGATATTAGGAGTAATAAATAAATATGAGAACACATTTTTTTTATGGAGCACTTAGAAAATCAATCATACAATTTTTAGATGTATTTAATGATATATCCATTGCAAAATATGATTCAGATGGGGCAGTTATTTCTTATGTAAATGTGCCTGTGAAGTATATGCCCAAAAGCAGATGATATGAATGAGTAAACGACAGGAAAGATGCAACAAGAACCCCCTCAATTGGAATTGAGCTGACTGACGTTATGTATGACCAAGAAAGATCATCTGGGCTAATGGATACAATTGATATATCGGTCGGTGATGGAACCAAAACATTTACTGCAAATGTTTCCCCGTTTAATTTAACATTTAATTTACATATAGCAACAAAGTATCAACATGAAATGGACCAAATTCAAGAAAATATACTCCCTTGGTTCAATCCTATGATATATACTAAAGTGTCTATGGATGAATTAAATTTAGAATGGGATATGCCAATTATATTAGAAGATGCCACAATAAGTACAGAGACTGACATTGCAGAGAATGAATATAGAAACATATATTGAACTCATTCTTACCTTTGCAAGACAAATCTAGTAAAACCAATATCCAATGGTGACATTGTCCATAAAGTGGTAAATAAAATATATCTAACAGAAGAATCACTTGCAAATAGAGATACAACTACTGATATGCCGAGTGGTGTTGGTAAATTTGACGAAGAAATCCTTGTTATTGGGAGTAAAATAGATGGCGAAATTATAGCAAAATATCAGCAATATGGGGATAATATATAGTGGTAAACTTATCTAAATCAAACCCAACAAAATTTCAATTAGTTTTCCAGAAGTTTCCAGAAGAATCCACATTATCTGGGCATGATCAATTGAAATTGAATATAACCGAAACTGTATTACCATCATTAACATTGACAGCATTAGAAATCCCATGAAGGGGATCAACAGTCAAAACTGAAAACGGGGGCCTTGAATTTGGTGAATGGACGGTAAGGTTTTTGATTGATAATAATTTTTCTAACTGAATAACAATATATGATTGAATTGTAAGTATAAATAATGGCGAAGATGTTTTTGGAAAAACAGATCAATCATATTCTGTTGATGCAAATTTACACATATTAGATAATTTTAATAATAAAGTGCTTGATATACAATTCTGAAATGCATGGCCAACAGTATTAAGTGATGTCATCTTGTCATATCAAAATAATGAGACCATTTTAATGTGTGGTTGCACATTTGTGTATGATAGATATGAGAAAAAATAAAATTTTATAAATAGTAATTAGAATAATTCATAACAATTAAAATCATATCCTGATTTTAAATTGATGGTTTTATAAATATAAATATAAGTAATAATAAACAAGGAGAATTAAAATATGGCATTTTATTTATCACCCCTCGTGGATGTTAACGAAATAGATCTTTCAACAACGATACCCGCAGTGGCCACAAGTATCGGTGTTATAGTGTTGAGAGACACTTACAAAGGGCCTGAGATGAAGCAAACACTCATTACGAGTGAGAATGAATTGGTTAGGATGTTTGGTAAACCAATTAAAAGAGCATATGATGGTGATGGATCAAGTTTTATCATCAATACTTGTTATAGAGATTGATTTAGTGCCGTTGGTTATCTTAAATATGGTAATAAATTATATTGCACAAGAACAATGGGATTGAGTGCAACATTTGCTGGTATTGGATTGGATTCAGAAACAACACCAGCTTGAACTGGATTTGATACTGATTTTTTAACACTTCAAACAGAAACAATGACAGGAGATATAACTGATCCTGATGATTTCGGTGAAGATGGCACAGTAACTACTATGATGGGAACAGACCCAATGTGGTTTATTGCCAAATCAAGGGGCAATTGGGGAAATAGTACAAGAATAACATTAGTTGACAGAACAACACAAACACAAATGTTATCTGCTGCAGTAGATGATACCATAACAACTAGTAATGTAGATGTTTATAATGCTGTTATGGGCATTGATAGTAAACTTACCACAAGACTTCTTGATAATGGTGCTGTTGTGGATGATAATTTCCTTGTTATCGTTCAGAGCAAGGCACAGGGATCAAGTGCCTACAGTACAGTAGAAGTTCATAACGTATCGTTATGGGAAGATTATGTTGATGATGGTGGGCAAAATAAATTCTTCGAATCTATAAATGATAATTCGGATTATATAAGAGTTAATATGTTAGATGGATATAAAAATACTAGTGATGATGTTACCCCTGCTGATTTTGATAATGATTGAGTATCATTAGTGTTTAATGATTTAACTGGTGGTGCTGATAGAAGCTCTCAAGGTGATAATGTTCCGGTTGGTGTCATTCAAGAAGGATATGAACTTTATCAGAATGCGGAAGAAATTGATGTTAATATTTTCATTGATTCTGATAAAGATGAAGAAGTAAAACGAAAAATAATTGAAATCTGTGAATCAAGACTCGATGCAATGGGAACATTTGATGTTCCATATGACACCGTTGTCAAAAATAAGGGTGCAGAAACAATTGATATAAGAAATTGGAGAAATGGACTTTCAGATCCAGGTTTTAATCAAAATTCATCATATGCTGCACTATATGGTAACTGGCTTAATGTATATGACAAATATCTTCAAGAATATCATTGGGTTCCTGCTTCTGGTTATATGGCCGGATTATTCGCAAGAACAGATGAAATGAGAGATGCTTGATGGGCACCTGCTGGACTGAATAGAGCTATTATTACTGGAGTAAGAAAACTTGCATGGAATCCTACACTTGGAAATAGAGACATTCTTTATATGAACGGAATAAATCCAATTGTATCATTCGCTGGTCAAGGTAAAGTAGTTTGGGGACAAAAAACAATGCTTGACAAATCATCATCATTTGATAGAATTAATGTAAGAAGATTGTTTATGGTTTTGGAAAAGGCTATTAGCACAGCATCTAAATACTTCCTTTTTGAGCAAAATGATAGATTTACTTGAGCGCAAATGAAGGGAATGATCGAGCCATTTCTTAGAGATGTTCAATCAAGAAGAGGTATATATGATTTTAGAGTAATTATTGACGAAACAAATAATACTGGTGAGCGTATTGATAGAAATGAAATGTGGTGTGATTTGTATATCAAGCCCACTCGCTCGGCTGAATTCATCGTGCTTAATTTTATTAGCACCAAAACGGGAGTAGATTTTTCTGAAGTAATTGGACAGGTTTAAATAATAGAGGGACAGGGTTTAGCGGCCTTGATTGATTACCTTGTTGAATCAATCTAACCTCACTTAAAACAATCTAACAAGGAGATTTAAAATGATAGTTACAGAACAATTGGAAGTAGAAGTTTCAAGAAGAACACTCAAGAGATTGAAAGAAATAACAGGTAAAGATATAAAATGGAAGGAAATTGTCTATCTTGATAAAAATGAAATGATGTTGTTTTCAAGTAGACAAAAGATAGATTTAAGATGTGATAAATGTGGGTCAAGTTATATTCAAAAATTGGATAGATTAATGTCAAGACATATTCGTTTTGAGTTATGTGGAAATTGTCTATCTAAAATGGCAAGTGAAAAAATGAAAATAACAGTACGAACAGAAAAGTCAAGACTAAATAAATCTAAAATAATGAAAAAGTTTCATGCCTCAGAAGAAGGAATTGCTTCTAAAAAAGAAGCAATTATTAAATGAAGAAAATGGTTAGAAACCAAGGAAGGTAAGAAACATTTGTTGACGGTTGGAGACAGACTTCCCCACTTTTATGGAGAAGAACATCATAATTGAAATCCTGATAAAGACGAATTTTCAAAATACAAATATACTGTCCAAAGTTTAACAAATAAAAATGATTTGTCTATATTAGAAAACTTTGATAAAAATAGAGGATTATGTGGTGTTGATGGTGCTTACCAACTTGATCACATAATGTCAATTAAATATGGTTTTGATAATAATATAGATCCAGAACTAATAAGTTCAATTGAAAACTTGCAGTTTATTCCTTGGAAGGAAAATAGATCTAAGGGCATACATTGTTTACTTGATAAATAAATGATAAATAGACTTGTATAAATATGATTAAGAAGTGAATAATTAAAGAAACAATAAAGGAGAAAATAATATGGCAGGTTTCCATGTCAATTCAATGAAAGCAAATTTAGGTTCTTTTTCGAGAGCTTACTTGTTCAATGTATATTTTACTAATGATGTTGGTGTCGGTGTGGCTCGTGGTGATAATATAGCCACATATCTGGTAAGATCAACCACTTTACCAGAAAGCACAATTGAACCAATCGTAGTTCCGTGACAGGGACAAGAATATAAGATGGGATCAACTCATACATTTGCCGAATGGGAATGTACGTTTAATCTTGATTCAAATGCTACACTAAGAAAACAAATGGTGGAATGGTCAAGAAAAGTACATGATCCAGAAACAAACATTCACGGATCACCATCAGATTATTATGGTGAAGCTGTACTTGAATTGTTAGATGTTAATGGTGCTGTAGTAATGGCATATACATTACATCAAGCATGGCCGAGTAGTATAGGATCTTTAGATCTCGCACAAGACAATAAAGAAGTATCACAGTTCAGTGTCACATTTACTTACAATTGGTTCACAACAATATAAGTGAGGAATTGGGTGTGTTGACATTTAATGAATATTTGTTAGAACAATTTTATATTGATACATTAACCAATTGACAACTTATAGACTATTCCAATACATGTAATGAAGTTTTTGATAGTCCTTCTAAAATTGAAATAATACAGAATCAGAGTAACACATTTAACACTAAATTTGAAGTTAACGGTTCATTGTATATGTTTATGAGTGAAATAACAGATAACAGCTCAAATGTATTATTTTATCCACTTGATGGTGATTTTGATTTGTTCAGGGAAAGAAAAGATAGTATGTATGTTGGTAAGGTATTTGCAAGTGTGCTTCAATCAGTAAAATTAATGTTAGATAATAACAAAAATATAACAATACTTATGTTTGTTGCTGAAAATAAAAAATTAGAAAACATATACAAACTAATAAAACCTGTTATATCAAAAAGGTTTTCCGATTGAAAATTCAATTCCAAATATAAATCTAAAAATGGTAAAGTTGTTTATAAATATAGTAAAGGAAATAAATAAAAGAGGAATTAAAATGTTATGTCAGATTTAAAACAATATTTGAATGTGTATGAATTTGAAACAAAACTTCCTGGCAGCGATCAGGAAGTGAAGTATAAAGGATTATCAACCAACCTTGTTAAGAAACTTTTGATATTCGATAATGACAAGGATGTGTTAAAAGAAGAGAAGATGCTTGACTTTATTCTAAATGAAGTCATTATAGGTGAAGTAGATATTGATGATATGTATGTTCTTGATAGATATTATCTGTTTGTTAAGGTCAGAGAAGCAACTAAGGGCAGTTTATATCAATATCAATATACATGTCCTAGTTGCAAATCACAGTCATTACAGACAATAGATTTAGAGAATATTGAAATAAAGAAACCAGAAATAACCGACGAAGAATTAAAAATTCTTGATGGAACGATTACATTTATAATGGATCATCCAAAGAGAGGATTGCAGAAAGAAGTTTATAAGTCAATAAATAAAAACCAATCTGACACTGAAAAGAAAATTGAAATTCAATTAGCTGATATTGTAAGCCACATAACAAAAGTAACAACACCAAATGGTATCCATGTAATTAATTACAAGGAACTTATAAATTTTATTGGTGAATTGCCGGAAATGGAACTCAATATTATAAGAAAATGACAAGAAGATAATTATTTCGGAATTGACTTGAAACATACTGATACGTGTATATCTTGTGGTAATAAAGAGGAAAGAAATATTCCTGTGAGTAGTTTTTTTTTATAGTCAATTTAGTACTGGAAGGTGCCTCCATAGAAAATATTGTTAGAATGCAATTCAACTTGATGAAACACGGCAACCTTTCATTGACTGACAGTGAGAATATAAGTTATCTAGATTTTGAAATTTACTATGACTTACTACTAAAGGATATAAAAGAGCAGAACGAGAAGTAAACCAAAAATAGAGGGACAGGGTTTGATCACCTTGATTGATTTCCTTGATAAATCAATCTTACCTCTAACATAACAATCAATCAAGGAGATTTAAATTATGAAGCAATGCACTAAGTGTAAAGAGTGAAAGGAATTGGCGGAGTTTAGTAAAAGAAAAGAATCAAAAGATGGTCATAGAAGTCAATGCAAACAATGTGTGTCCAAAAGTAAGAAATATTATTATATTAAAAATAAAGAACAGATAAAAGAATATAAGAAAGAATGGTGTGAAAATAACAAAGAACAGATAAAAGAATATCAGAAAGAATGACGTGAAAATAACAAAGAACAGATTAAAGAATGACGTGAAAATAACAAAGAACAGATTAAAGAACGTAGTAAAGAATGGCGTGAAAATAATAAAGACCATATAAAAGAATATATAAAAGAATATCGTGGAAATAACAAAGAACAAATAAAAGATCAGATTAAAGAATATAGTAAATCCAATGCAAAATATGAATTATATAAAGATAAACTTACAATAGATGAAAGTCCAAGATTAAATGAAAATGGAATTTCAATAGAAGTAAAATGTAGATATTGTGGGAAATATTTCATACCCACAATTTCACAAATTCAACATAGAACATACGCATTAAATGGACAAACACCAGGAGAGCATAGTTTATATTGTTCGAATGGATGTAAAGAATCTTGTCCCATTTATAATCAATCAAAATGACCAAAAGGACACAAGCCAGCAACTTCAAGAGAGGTTCAGCCTGAATTAAGGCAAATGGTTCTACTTCGTGATAATTACGAATGTCAAGAGTGTGGCAGCACTGAAAGTTTGCATTGCCACCATATTTGGCCATTGAACGAAAGCCCAATTACAAGCGCGGATGTTGATGAATGTGTTACATTATGTAAAAGTTGTCATAAATGGGTTCATATGAATGTGGATGGATGTGGTTATGGTGAAATGAGAGAATATGATTGTGATATATTAACATAAAAATAATTTTTATAAATAGTAGTAACAACGCTCACTTAGCATTTTAGCTAACGGATTTTGAAAAAGTCTA